AATTGAACACGCCATTACAGGGGCAATGGTTGCCAGCGAGGAAAAGCTAAACAAACTCAGAATGCACGAACTCAGCGCCATTGACAGCATGGTTAAAGGGGTTGGGACAGTGCAAGATTGGATTACGCTGGTGCACGTGTTAAACGTGTCAGAAACGATGGGTCACAATGGTATTGGCATTGAGGTGTTGCCATTGTGTGCATTGGTGCAGCCGGAAATGGAAGCAGCCGCCAAACGCTATGAAGCAACCAAAAAGATGGGCTTGTCGGGAGCTGGCATCAAGTATCTGAAAGAACTTTGCGTTTTGCATGACCTCCAAAGGCAAAGCATAAGTTGTTCAGAGTTTGAGCGAATGATTGACAAAAGTAACAACAATGTCAGGTCAAACCATCAAAGGGTGGTGCACATATGATGTTTCAAAAGCACACATATGTCAGAAGCAAAAAGCTGTTGAAGCTGGTTGCCAGTTTGGACTGCCAGTTATGCGGGTCAGGCGTTTGTGTTCAGGCAGCACACTCAAACTGGACGCAATGGGGCGGCAAAGGCAAATCGATCAAGGCCAGTGACGAATACACAGCCGCTTTATGTCAATCGTGCCACTACGACATAGACCAGGGAGCCAAATGGTCTAAGGCCGAAAGGCAATTGGCTTGGAAGGTGGCGCATTACAAAACGGTTCAGGTGCTGACTGACAGTGGGCGATGGCCTGTTGACATTCCCGTGCCTGAGATAGAATGAATACGCTGACAAAGCAGTTGCCAGCGTTTGGGGTTGGGCTTTGTTGCTCGACCCTGTTTTTTAAGGAGTAACCGTGAAAACCCTATTCACAATCGCAGCCCTGCTGCTGTCTTTTGCAGCCCAAGCCCAGACAACCACCCGATGCGTCAAAAATTCGGATGGTAGCTACACTTGCACAACCACTCGAAACGGTGGGTTCTGATGGCTACAAAGAAGGCAAACCCCGATAAGCCAGCAAAGCCAGAGAGAGACAAAGACGGTATCAGTCAAGCTGTACTCCAAGGAATGAGAAGCGGACTGAGCTGCTTCAAAGCGTGCGAGGCCGCCGGAGTCCCAAACAGCACGTTTATGCGATGGCTTGAAACTGACGTTAAACTTGCGGAGAGCTACGCACACGCGAGAGAAGACCTAATTGAGCGCATTGCCAATGAGGTGCTGGAGTTGAGCGACCAAGAAGTGCCACTGACAGGCGATGGCAAAAAAGATTGGCAAGCTATCCAAAAGCACAGACTACAGGTCGATTCTCGCAAATGGATTCTGTCTAAGCTCGCCCCCAAGAAGTACGGCGAGAAACTTGAAGTCTCAGGAGATCCCGTCAACCCGTTGGTTCATCGCATTGAGCGAGTGGTGATTAAGCCTTGAGCACCCTGCAAATCCAAACCCCTGAGTGGGCGCTACCGCTGCTGGAGCCATCACGCTACAAAGGCGCATGGGGTGGCCGAGGCTCTGGCAAGTCCCATATGTTTGCCGAACTTATGATTGAGATGCACATCATGGATCAGAAGCGGCGCAGCGTTTGCGTCCGTGAAATCCAGAAATCACTGAACCAATCGGTAAAGCGTCTGCTGGAGACCAAGATTGAGGCCATGAACGCTGGCGCTTACTTTGAAGTCCAGGATTCGGTCATCAAGTCCAAGAAGGGCGATGGGGCCATCATCTTTCAGGGTATGCAGAACCACACAGCCGACAGCATCAAGTCGCTGGAGGGCTACGACTGCGCTTGGGTAGAGGAAGCCCAAAGCCTGAGTCAGTCCAGCCTTGACCTTTTAAGGCCAACCATCCGCAAGCCTGACAGTGAACTGTGGTTTACATGGAACCCGAGACAGCAAAGCGACCCTGTGGATTTTCTTTTAAGAGGCCCAGAGCCGCCTGTAGATGCCAAGGTCATCAAGGTGAACTTTGGCGAAAACCCGTGGTTCCCGCAAGTCCTTAAAGACGAAATGGAGTACGACAAGCGGCGGGACCCTGACAAATACCAGCACGTTTGGATGGGCCAGTACCTGCGGAACAGCAACGCCAGGGTGTTTAAGAACTGGAAGATTGACGATTTTGAAGCACCGCCAGATGCCATCCACCGACTTGGCGCTGATTGGGGCTTTTCGATTGACCCGACAGTGCTGGTGCGCTGCCATATCATTGGGCGCACGCTCTACATTGACTATGAAGCCTACATGGTGGGGTGTGAAATCATCAACACGCCAGAGCTTTTTATGCAAGTGCCTGAAAGCGAACGCTGGCCTATCGTGGCAGATTCAGCCAGGCCTGAGACCATCAGCCATATGAAGCGCAACGGGTTTCCAAAGATTATGACTGCCGTAAAAGGCCCGAAGTCTGTCGAGGAAGGCATTGAGTTCCTGAAGAACTACGACATCGTGGTGCATCCTCGTTGTATACACACCATTGACGAACTGAGCCTTTACAGCTATAAGTCAGACCCGCTGACGGGTAGAATCCTGCCCGTGCTGGAGGACAAAAAGAACCATGTGATTGACGCACTGCGATATGCTTGCGAGGGTGTCAGGCGTGCAGCAGTGACCAAGACGATCAACTTCACGCCATTGCCGACCATAAACAAATGGTAGAAAATCGGTTAACAAAGGACAATCATGGCAAGAATCTCAAACGACCAACGGCTCTCGAATCTACACACCGAAGCCCTGCGCCAGTTCAATGACATCCAGACTGCGCTGCGGGACGAGCGCCTACAGTGCTTACAAGACAGGCGGTTCTACTCCCTGTGCGGCGCTCAGTGGGAAGGCCCACTGTGGGATCAATACGAGAACAAGCCCAAGTTTGAGGTCAACAAGATCATGCTGGCGGTCATTCGCATCGTCAACGAATACCGCAACAACCGCATCACTGTGGACTACGTGTCCAAAGATGGCACAGACAATGCAAGGCTGGCAGAAGTCTGCGATGGCCTGTACCGTGCTGACGAACAAGCCTCTGTTGCTGATGAAGCCTACGACAACGCTTTTGAGGAAGCCGTGGGCGGCGGCATTGGCGCATGGCGGCTGCGGACAGTCTACGAAGACGAAGAGAATGACGAGGATGACCGACAGCGCATCCGCATGGAACCCATCTTTGATGCTGACAGCTCGGTGTTCTTTGACCTGAACGCCAAGCGCCAGGACAAGTCAGACGCTAAGTTTGCCTTTGTGGTCACCAGCATGACCCGCGAGAGCTACAAAGAAATTTACAACGATGACCCAACGGATTGGCCTAAGATCATTCACCAGTACGAGTTTGACTGGGCAACGCCTGATGTAGTGTTTGTGGCTGAATACTACAAAGTCGAGGAAAAGACCGAGACAATCCGCATCTTTGAGGCCATTGACGGGACTGAGGAACGCTACACAGCCAAAGACTTTGAGAACGATGAAACGCTTGAAGAAACCCTGATGGCCATCGGCACACGGGAAGTTCGGCAGAAGCGGGTCAAGCGTATGCGTGTCCGCAAATACATCATGTCGGGCGGCAAAGTGCTGGAGGATGCTGGTTACATCGCTGGCAAGTGCATCCCGATTGTGGTGGTGTACGGCAAACGCTGGTTCGTGGACAACATCGAACGCTGCATGGGCGCTGTCAGATTGGCGAAAGATGCCCAACGCCTGAAGAATATGCAGCTGTCCAAGCTGGGCGAAATCTCAGCCTTGTCCAGCATTGAGAAGCCCATTATGACCCCCGAGCAAGTGGCGGGTCATCAGCTTATGTGGGCTGAAGATAACCTGCGGGATTACCCGTATCTGCTGATTAACCCAATTACTGGGCCTGATGGCAACACCCAGGCGGCTGGCCCATTGGCTTACACCAAGTCGGCATCCATTCCCCCGGCTATGGCTGCGCTGTTGCAGATCACCGAACAGGATATGCAAGACATCCTGGGCAACCCGCAAGGCGCTGACAAGATGGTGTCGGGCGTGTCTGGTAAAGCTGTGGAGATGATCCAGACCCGTGTGGATATGCAGACGTTCATCTACATGAGCAACTTTGCCAAGGGCATGAAACGCTGCGGCGAGATCTGGTTAAGCATGGCTCGGGACATCTACACCGAAGACAAGCGCAAGATGAAGACCATTGCGCCCACTGGCGAGTCCAGCGTGGTCGAGCTGATGAAGCCCATGATTGACACCGAAACGGGTGCAATGGTCATGGAAAACGATCTCAGCACCGCCACCTTTGATGTGGTTGCCGAGGTTGGCCCATCCAGCAGCAGCAAGCGTGCAGCCACTGTTCGGGCGTTGACCGGGATGCTCCAGATCACCACCGACCCAGAGACAGCGCAAGTGCTGACTGCAATGGCGATGATGAACATGGAGGGCGAGGGCGTGGGTGATGCCAATGCTTACTTCCGTAAGAAGTTGCTCCGCATGGGTGTGGTGCAGCCCACCGATGACGAAGCCCAAGAACTCATGGCTGAAATGCAAGGCAAGCCGCAAGACCCGAACGCCATGTACCTCCAAGCAGCAGCAGAGGAGGCAACGGCAAAAGCAGCCAAGGCCCGTGCTGATACCGTGGAGACTGTGGCAAGCGCCGAGTTGAAGCGTGCACAGACGCTGGAGACATTGGGCAAAGTCGATGAAACTGCACAAAATATGGCTTTGACAAACGCCGAGGCCGTGCAAGAAATATTGCGTGGACAAATTGTGCAGCCTGTTGTCAGATAATAAAAAACAGGCGAGAATGTATTAACGGATGCCACCCACCGTTTTCAATGGGTGAGTTTAATGGGGTCAAAAGATGAATGAAAAGGCAGTAATTGAGGACGAGGAAACCTACGTAGAGGAAGATGTCGAGGAAGTCACGGAAATCGTTGATGACCAAGAAGAACCCGATGCGGAGGAAGTAGTTGTCAGCATTGGAGAGGAAGCGCCACCTCCCGAAGAGCACACTCCAGCACCTGAATGGGTACGAGAGTTGCGGAAGACAAACCGTGAGTTGCAACGCCAGAACCGTGAACTGCAAAGCAAGCTGCAAGTCCAGCCAACTGAGAACAAGCCAGTTGTCATTGGAGCCAAGCCCAAGCTAGAAGATCACGACTATGACGCTGACAAATACGAAGAAGCACTGACAGGTTGGTTTGAGCGCAAGCGACAAGCCGATGATGTCAACGCCAAACAACAAGCTGAAGTTATGAATCAGCAGAAGGCATGGCAAGCCAAGCTGGATGGCTACGGCAAAGCGAAAGCAGAGCTGCGAGTCAGGGATTACGAAGATGCCGAGGCCGTGGCCCAGGAAGTCTTTTCAATCACACAGCAAGGCGTGATTCTTCAAGGGGCTGAAAACCCCGCACTGGTTGTTTACGCACTTGGTAAGAACCCAAAGAAGGCCAAGGAGTTGGCAGAAGTCTCAGACCCCGTAAAGTTTGCCTTTGCGGTAGCAAAACTGGAGAAGGAATTGAAAGTTACAAACCGCAGAGCAGCACCCGCACCCGAGCGTATCGTTTCAGGAACTGGACGATCTTCAGGTGCGGTGGACTCAACCCTCGAACGGCTGAGAGAAGAAGCGTCCCGTACTGGCAACATGACGAAAGTCATTCAGTATCGGGCGCAGAAACGATCAGCATCCAAGTAATTTTTTTAGGAGCATGAAATGAGCAACTCATTCAGCAAAGAAGAGCGCGTTGCCTTTGAGGACATCCTTGAAGGTTTCAATGACGCATTGGTCTTGTCCCGCAACGTTTCCGTCTACAACACTGACGGTTCGATGATGGAACGCACCAACAACGTGATCTATCGTCCACAGCCTTACATCGCACAGTCGTACGATGGCATGGATCAAACCAACAACTTCACCGCTTACACACAGCTTGCAGTGCCAGCGACATTGGGCTTTCAAAAGTCCGTGCCGTTCATTCTGGATGCTTTGGAACTGCGTGATGCGTTGCAAGAAGGTCGTCTGGGCGAAGCTGCTAAACAGAAGCTGGCCTCTGACATCAACATCGCCATCATGAACGTGGCTGCTGCCCAAGGTTCTTTGGTCGTGACCGTGAACACCGCTGCTGGTGATTATGATGACGTTGCCCTGTGCGACAGCATCATGAACGAGCAGGGCGTGCAAGCGTTCGACCGTTACCTGGCTCTGTCCAGCCGTGACTACAACGGTATCGCTGGCAACATTGCCACTGGTGCTGGTACTGGCGCACGCAGCTTTGCTGGCACTAAGTCCAACACTGCTTTCGAGCGTTCGTTTGTTGGTCAAGTCGCTGGCTTTGAGACATACAAGTTGGATTACGCAAATCGCTTGGCTGCACGTACTGGTTCCAATACCACTATGTCCACTTTGGCTGCTGCAAACAACTACTACGTCCCAACTGCCACTTCCACCGCAGCGACAGGCGAGACCCAGAACGTTGACAACCGCTTCCAGACCATCACTGTCACATCGACAACTGATCTGCGTGTCGGTACACCGTTCCAGATCGGCGGCGTTGAGGCTGTGCATCACATCACTAAGCAGGGTACTGGCTTTGCCAAGACCTTCCGTGTGGTGAGCATCACAAACTCGACCACTTGCGTTATCACACCGCCAATCATCTCGGCCCAAGGCGGCACTGATGCAGAACTGCAATACCAGAACTGTATCGTGACACCTAGCGCATCGGAAACTTTGACCCGATTGAACTCGGTCACTGCACCTATCAACTGCTTCTGGCAAAAAGATGCGTTGGAGATTCTGCCCGGTCGTTACGCTGTCCCGTCCGATGCTGGTGTCGCAGTGATGCGTGCCTCCACCGATCAGGGCATCGAACTGGTGATGCAGAAGCAGTACGATGTAAACACCATGAAGACAAAGTATCGCCTTGATACCTTGTTCGGCGTGGTCAATAAGCAGCCAGAAATGTCTGGTATTTTGTTGTTCGGTCAGACTTAATAGGGGGCGACCATGAGCTATCAAGTTATCTTTGCACAAGGCACAGCTACTGTTGCCGTTCCCGCTGGCGAGAAAATCGCTGTTCAAGCATTTTCTCCAGCACAGGTGTTTCAAGAAGTTGGTTTCCCCAACTTTCCTGAAGCCAATGACCTGTTGACAACTGTTGACAACACCACCTATGTTTCAGGCGCATTTACCAATGCCACCAACGTGATTATTCAAGCTGGTGCATCGGGTGCTTACTACTCTGTGGGAGTTTCTCCTGACATCAGCAACAATGGCAACTGGCAACCTCAAGGTGCGCCAGCCAACATTGCTGATGGCGGCTCGATGGCGGCAACTGCTGCCAACGTGTTGACAGGCATCATTACTGCTACCCCCACAGCAAGCCGTGACATTCAATTGCCAACAGGTGCAAACCTTGATTTGGCAACTGAGTGGGCCATCGGTGATTCATTTGACTTCAGCGTCATTACTTTGGCTGCATATGCTTTGACTCTCACAGTCAATACAAACGTGACCATCGTGGGTGCTGCCGCAACTGCTGCAACGGCTGGTGCTTCTGCACGTTTCCGTTGCCGTAAGACTGCGGCTGATACCTTTGTCGTCTATCGTATCGGTGGTTAAATCAAGACAGGCCAGCAGAGATGTTGGCCTGTTTTATATGGAGAGCGAAATGATGAAAAAAGGTTACTCAGACAAGACCATTTCCAAGAATATTAAAATGGAAATGAAATCAGGCAAGCCCCAAAAGCAAGCTGTTGCAATGGCTCTTGGCATGGCAAGCAAGTCGGCAAAAGCCGCTGGCAAGCCAGGTAAAGCACCGATGAAAAAATGATTAAGTCCGCAGCCATCATCAAAGAAAAGAATCTCGCCCCGTGGCGGGAGATGCGTATTCAAAAGCGCAAGCTCAAAAAAGAGCAAGCCATTGAGCGCAGATTGACAAAAGTCTGCTATCCATCACCCATTGGTGCTGTCGTGCAGCAAGTGGAGATTGTGGAAGTAGGCGAGCCAACACGTGATGAAATGTTGGAGCAAGCTGCTAAAATCGGCCTCAAAGTGGACAAGCGTTGGTCAGACGAAACTCTGCTCAATCGCATCAATCAGGCTATGGAGGCCGCATCATGGGATACAGCAAGCGCCAGTTCGTGACCGCTGCCTTTGAGGAGATCGGTCTTGCCTCTTATGTGTTCGACCTGAATCCCGAGCAGTTGAACACGGCATTGCGTAGGCTAGATGCAATGATGGCAGATTGGAACGCCAAGGGCATCCGCTTGGGTTATCCACTGCCCTCAAGCCCACAAGACAGCGATTTGGATGAACAGACCAATGTGCCTGATTCGGCATATGAAGCCATCATTTGCAGCCTGGGCATCAGACTTGCCCCAAGCTACGGCAAGCAAGTGATGATTGAGACAAAGACCACTGCCAAGCAGGGTTACGACATTTTGCTTCAGCGTGCGACATTCCCGCTGGAGAAGCAACTCCCGGCAACCACACCCGCTGGCGCTGGCAACAAGCCCTGGCGTGTGTACGACAACCCGTTTGTGCGCCCACCATACCAACCTGTTGATGCTGGCCCTGATGGGCCAATCGAATACTACTGAGGATCATCATGCCAACAATCAACCAACTGCCAGTGCTGAACACCATCTCCAGTGGTGACCAGCTACCCGTTTACTCGCCCAACAACGGTGATGCTCGCAGAACATCGATTGGTTCCTTGCTGACATTTTTTCAGCAAAGTTTTGCATCACCAACCTTGTCGGTAAATCTGTACGTTCCTGGCTCTGGATTTAACATCACAGTGCCAACGCCAGTTAGCCAAAACCAATGGATGCTGTTGCAACCCGCAGGGACGCTGGCAACAGGCACGATCACACTGCCTTTGAACACTGGTGTGCCTGATGGCACTACTGTGCTTATTACCACCACACAAGAAATCACCTCATTGACGATTGCTTTGAATGGCGCATCTGCCATTTTTGGTGCGGTCACAAGTTTGGGCGCAGGGTGTGCTGCTGTTTATCGCTTTTACCAGCCAACGAATTCTTGGTACAACATTAACGCTGAGACGGTTTTTGCAGCGGGTATTGCTGCATGGTTGACCACCCCAACAAGCGCCAACTTACGGGCGGCAATGACCGATGAGACTGGCACAGGTCTGCTGGTATTCAATACCAGCCCAACTCTGGCCACCCCAACAATCACCAACCCAACAGTCAGCACAGGCACATTCACAAGCCCTACATTGGTGACACCAGTTATTGGTGTAGCTACTGGCACAAGTTTGACAGCTACGGGTGTTGTTGCATCAACTGGCACGGCTGGCGTGGGTTATGCAACAGGCGCTGGCGGTGCGGTTACTCAAGGCACAAGCCGCACCACAGGCGTGACTCTGAACAAGACAACGGGTGCAATCACATTATTCAGCGCAGCGGGTTCGGCTACGGCTGCAACCTTCACTGTGACCAATAGCACTGTGGCGGCTACCGATGTCATCATCCTGAACCAAAAGTCAGGCACTGATTTGTATGACCTGATGGTCACTGCGGTGGCTGCTGGTAGTTTTAACGTCACATTCCGCACTACTGGCGGAACGACTACAGAAACTCCAGTATTTAACTTTGCGGTTATCAAAGGTGTGGCTGCGTAATGGCAACCAAGTCCTCTGTTAATGCGGCTGGCAACTACACGAAGCCAACCATGCGGAAGAACCTGTTTGAGAAAATCAAAGCAGGGACAAAGGGCGGTGACCCAGGCGAATGGTCAGCCCGAAAAGCACAACTACTGGCGGTGGAGTACAAGAAAAAGGGTGGAAGCTACAAATGAAAGCCCCACAAAAAAGCCTGAAAGATTGGACAGCGCAAAAATGGCGCACCAAGTCCGGCAAGCCATCATCTGAGACGGGCGAGCGTTATCTGCCTGAGAAGGCCATCAAAGCATTGTCATCGGCTGAATATGCGGCGACCACCAAGGCCAAGCGTGAGGCCACCGCCAAGGGTGAACAATTTGCAAAGCAGCCCAAAAAGGTTGCCGAAAAAATCAAGAGGTTTCGATGAAGACTCCAGCCTATGCACGCAAGGAAGGTCAAAACCCCAAAGGCGGATTGAACGCCAAAGGACGTGCTGCTGCCCGTGCTGAAGGCATGAATCTGAAGCCTCCCGTGAAGTCTGGTGACAATCCCCGCAGGGCATCGTTCTTGGCTCGCATGGGTGGCAACCCCGGCCCAGAATATAAAGACGGTGAACCCACAAGGCTGCTGCTGAGTTTGAGGGCATGGGGCGCATCATCAAAGGCAGACGCGCAAGCCAAGGCAAAGAAAATATCTGCACGGAATAAGGCCAAGTAAATGCAAATACCAATCCTCAACGGTATTTTCACCGACAACACCCCTGAGTTGCGTACATCGTACCCAGTGAATCTGATGCCTGTGCCAAAAGTGTCGGGCATCAGCAATGGGTTCTTGCGTCCCGGTGATGGCATTGTTGCCAACGGCACTGGCCCTGGCATTGACCGTGGCGGCATCAACTGGCGCAATGATTGTTATCGGGTGATGGGCACAAAGCTGGTGGAGATCAGCAGCACTGGCGCAGTGACCATTCTTGGCGATGTTGGCAGCGGTGGACTTGTGACTTTTGATTACAGCTTTGATGAATTGGCTGTTGCATCGGGCGGCAATCTTTATTTTTGGAATGGCACGACACTTACTCCCGCAAATTACAACGTAGTAACGCCAAGTTTGTTTATGGGTAGCATCATTGATTTCTGCTTTATAGATGGCAGATTTATGATTACAGATGGCGAAAGACTTTTTATCACTGATATTGGCGATCCATTCACAGTTGATCCATTTGCTTTTGCTGAGCCTACTGCTGACCCAGATCCGGTGACATCGCTTCTTCGTTTGCGAAATGAGGTCTACGCCATCAACAGATTCACGATGGAGGTTTACGACAACCTCGGAACTGCCGTGCCGTTTCCATTCGGAACCATTGATGGCGCACAAGTGCAAAAGGGCTGCGTTGGTGTCCAGGCTTGCTGCATCTACCTTGACCAAGTTGCGTTCTTGGGCAGTGGGCGCAACGAAGCCCCAGGCATTTACACTGCGGCATCGGCAACGACCCAAAAGATTAGCACGCAAGAGATTGACAACATCTTGCTGGACTTCACAGAGGCGCAGTTGGCCTTGGTCAAGATTGAGGCCAGAAACGACAAGAATCATGAACATCTTTATGTGCATCTGCCCAATCAGGCACTGGTTTATGACGCATCGGCATCACGGGCGCTGCAAACCCCTGTCTGGTTTATCTTAGTCAGCACCTTGTCAGGCCTTGCCCAATACCGAGCCAGAAACATGGTGTGGGCATACGACAAATGGCTTGTCGGCGATCCGCAGTCAGGCAGCATTGGCTATCTGGTTCAGGATACGGGTCATCACTGGGGCCAACAGGTCTACTGGGAATTTGGCACGCTGATTGTCTACAACGAAAGTAACGGAGCCATCTTCAATGAGTTGGAGCTGGTCAGCTTGACGGGCAGCGTTGCCCTTGGCAAGAATCCACAAATCAGCACCAGTTACTCGCTGGATGGAAAGTCATATAGCCAAGAGCGCAGCATCTCTGTAGGCACGATTGGCAACACCAAGAAGCGCCTCGCATGGTTTCAGCAGGGTCATATGAGGAACTGGCGCATCCAGCGGTTCAAGGGTGACAGCGATGCCCATGTGTCATTCCTACGACTTGAAGCTCAGATTGAGCCATTGGCATACTGATGGCAAACTCACGCAAACTCAATTTAACCCGTGACCAGCTTGCGGAGTTTCTGACCGATCAGCAGCAGATTCGGCAGTTTGAATTGTTGTTTTCTACTGTTGACCAACTGCAAGTTATCACAGGCACAGATTTTGAGTATCAGGCAGATACGGCAGCAGCCACAGCAAATAGCGCACTGGCCCAACTAGCAGCACTGGCCCAAGAGTCGGCCATTAATTCTGCGCTGGCTGAAAACAAAGCAAGTCAGGCGCTGGAGCTGGTGGACAGTTTGACTAAGGCGGTCCAGGCATTGCAGTTGACTCCATTGCCAAGTCAACTGGATACGCTGACAAAAGCCATCGAAGGCTTGCAGATGACCCCACCGCCACGGGAGTTCAAAAGGGCAAGATACGGCTCGTTTTACGACACCACCACCCAGACAGCCACCACCATTAACACCGCCAAGGCCATTACGTTTAACAGCACAGACTTGAGCAACGGCGTGTTTATAGGTACGCCAACCTCACGAATCATTGTGGATAGCGAGGGCATCTACAACTTTGACACATCGTTTCAGTTGGACAAGACATCAGGCGGCACGGCTGAGTTCTATTTTTGGTTTCGGCTCAACGGCGTGGATGTGCCAGACAGCGCAAGCCAGATTAGGATTCAGGGTAACGATGCAGAGATTTTTTCATCGCTGAATTACTTTTTTGACCTTAAGGCTGGCGATTACGTTGAGATGATGTTTTCAACCACCAGCTTAAGTGTTGAGTTGCTTTCTGTTGTCGCAACACCACCAGTTCCCGCCATTCCATCCATAATTCTCACAGTTAACAACAATATCGGAGGTGTCCAATGACAGTAATCATAAAAGTGCTGATTCCCGCAAAACAGGCAGAGAACAGCCAGACCACCCAATACACAGCAGTCAATGTAAAGGCCATCATTGACAAGTTCACGGTGACCAATACCAGCGCCAACAATGTAACTTTTAGTTGCAACTTGGTAACAGTCTCTGGTTCAGCGGGGGCGTCAAACTTGATTGTTGATAGCCGAACCATCGTGCCAGATGAAACCTATACCTGCCCTGAGTTGGTGGGCCAGGCGCTAGAACCAGGTGGGTTTATTTCCACAATCGCAGGGACGGCAACATCGCTGACCATTCGGGCTTCTGGTCGTGAAATAAGTTAAGGAGAACAAGCATGGACAAATTTATGATGATGCCCAAGGGATTCATGGGCTTGCCGATGGATGAAGAATTCATCACCAATGCAGAGAACAAAAAAAACTACGCCATTGCCGTACAGGATTGGAACTATGGCCCAGAGATGCCAACCAATGAGCCTGGGGCCAACAAAGAGTTTTATTTAGGGCTGGCAGAGGCCATGCAGTGCGATGAAAAAGACGCACGGCGCAAGCATTGCTCGAACTGTGGTTACTACGACAACAGCCTGATGGCGCAAGTCCGTATTGAGCGCATCCCGATGGCGGCATACGACAAAGGTGCAGGGTTTCGTGGTCACTGCGAGAAGCTCAACTTTATCTGCAATGACATGAGAGTTTGCCAAGCGTGGGAAGACGATGAGTATGAGGATTGAGTAAAACTGTGCGAAAATCGAGCCGCTGAGTCTATCGGGCCACCAGCAGCTCACCCTGAACAGGAGTTGTGCATATGGTCACGGTTGGCATCACAGAGCAGCATTTAGTAGAGGTCTATGCAGACCCCTACATTGCAAAAGTCGGGCATGATCATCGCCCTGCTGCGCCAATACATGACCCGCAAGTAACATACCTGTCAGCGTGGGTTGGTAACAATTTTTCTGGCGCTTTCATTGCCATCAAGCAAAGCCCTGTAGAGCTTGAACTTCACGCTTTACTCAAAAAATCAGCACTCAAGCAATCACGTGATCTCGGCGTGGACTGTTTGGCATGGGCTTTTGCCCAACCAATTTTGCGAGTCACCGCTTACATCATTGAGGGGCTTGAGTCTGCAAAGAATTATTGCCTCAAATTGGGTTTTAAGGTAGAAGGCCGCTTGCGTTCTGCCTGTGTGCAAAACGGCGTGGTCAAAGACGTTTATGTGTTGGGTATGACCCGACAAGATTGGGGTGTCATATGAGTTTTATTCGCAAAGCATTGGGCAGCATCACTGGCGCAACGGCAGCAGCCAGAGGAGCGCAAGAAGCCTCAGCAACACAAGCAGCTTCAGCAGAAAGAGGCATCGAAGAACAGCGTAGACAGTTTGACGCTATGGTTGAATTGATGTCGCCATATTTAGCTGTTGGCGCACCAGCCCTTACAGCGCAACAGGCGCTTATAGGACTTCAAGGCCCAGAGGCAGAACAAGCAGCAATTGATCGACTTACTGGTGGCTCAAGATTCCAGGAATTGACACGACAGGGCGAAGAAGCTATTTTGTCTCGGGCGTCAGCTACTGGTGGATTGCGTGGCGGCAACGTGCAACAAGCACTAGCACAGTTCCGTCCGCAATTATTGAATCAGTTGATTGAAGAGCAATATAGCCAACTTGGTGGTCTAACAAATATTGGGCAATCAACAGCCGTTCGTCAAGCTGCTGCTGGACAGCAAACAGGTCAAAACGTAGCAAACTTGTTGGCTAATCAAGGCGCTGCTTTGGCTGGCGGTCAATTGGCAGCGGGTAATGTGAACAGGCAAATTTTCGGTGACGTTCTTGGCGCTCTGAAAACTGGCGGCGAGGCTTTCAAGGCATTCGGCGGTGGTCCAGCAGCAGCAGCAGGCGGGTCAGGTGCAGCAGCATTTAGCGATCAACGGCTTAAAAAGAATGTCAAGCGCATTGGAACTCGCAAAGATGGTTTGGGCGTTTACGAATTTGATTACATCTGGGGCAGCGCTCGACAGATCGGGTTAATGGCGCAAGAAGTTCAAGCCGTATACCCTGATGCTGTATCTGAAATTAATGGCTTCTTGGCGGTTGATTACAGCAAAGTTTAAGGATTTGACATGGCGATTAACCCATTTGCACAACCGATAAATTACTCAGCACAGTTTGTTGATCTCACCCCTGCATTCAGGGCAGCGGGAGAGGGTTTCCGCGCTATTGGCGAAGGCATACAAGAGCGTGAGAAACAAGAACAGGCAATGACTTTGAAGGCGCAATATGCAACAGACTTGCAAAATGCGCTAAACAATCCAACACAAGAAACTTGGAGTCAGATGATTGCCAAGTATCCGCAACAGCGTGAGGCATTTGCTGAAGCTCGAAAGGGTTTTGGCGAGACTGCGTTGGCAAACGAATTCAGCCAAGGTTTTGAAGTTTCCACGGCTTTGGAAAATAAAAGACCAGAAGTTGCCAAGGAAAGATTGCAGACCTTCATAACGGCTCGTAAAAATTCCAATTTGCCTACTGGCATTTACGAAGATGCACTAGAAGCATTAGAACGTGATGATGTACTAGGCGCACAAGCTAACGTGAATTCTGCATTAGCAATGGCAGATCCTGATCGATTCCAAAAGCAAGTTGAGGCAAGACTAAAAGCAAGTACAGCCCCTGCTACTGTTCAAAAAGCAATGGCAGAGGCTACAAAAGCAGAGCAGGAAGCATTAAATGCTGTTGCAACAGCGGCAGATGACGTTAAAAAAGCCGAGGCAGAAAATAAGCTGGCACAAGCACAAGCTGACAAAGCACAGGTCGAGGCAAAGTACGCCGAGCAAGTGGCTCAAGACGCAATCAAAAAGCGTGCAGCTGATCTTGGCTTGACGACCAATCAGGCAAACCAAGCACTGGCCGCCACAAGAAAACTTGGCGTGGAAACTCAACAAGCAGCGCTTGCATTGGCAGCACTCAAAGCATCAGGCGGTGTTGACCCTGATAAGAAGTTTACCCAAGAAGAAAAAATACGCAAAGAGTGGCAAGGCCGCAGCAAGGTGTATGGTGAACTTGGTGGTATTTACAGCAACCTTAAATCATCTGCTGATGCAAAAACTGGCCCTGGTGACATTGCCTTGATTACTGGGTTCATGAAGATGCTCGACCCTGGCTCTGTGGTGCGTGAAACTGAATTTGCTACTGCAAGAGATACTGCTGGCCTTTTTGAGCGTCTGACCAATCAGGCAACAAAAATTCAAAGTGGACAATTGTTTAGCCTAGATTCAAAGCAGCGTGGAGAATATGTTGCACTTGCCAAGCAATATTTAGATGCAGCAGAAAAAAAAGCCGAACAAGAAAAAAAGGACTTGGGCATTGTGGTGAAGAACTACAAACTGAATCCTGAAAACGTATTTGGTGCAACCCGCAATGTGACTGTGGATTACTAATATGGCCTACTCCATAACCACAAAAGATGGCATCACAGTAGATAACATTCCTGATGATGTCCCGCCGGACTCGCCACAACTTAAAGCCCGTGTAGCAGCAATACGAGCTGGTCAACAGCCAGCCGCAGCGCCAACAGCCGCCGCACCTTCTTTAGCACCAGAAACAATACCAACTGAACAGCCCACTGGATTCTTGGCAGGGTTGGCTGAATCGATTACAGGTAGAGCACGTGCAACGCCTGAGACACAAGCACTGCCAGAGTGGACATCTATGCCAGAGCTTAATCAGATGAGCGTGGCATCCTTTAAAACGGCTCTTGGCACGCTAATGAGCAACCCTAAAGAGACTGTGCAGATTCTGCAAGCTAACTTTCCTGGCGTGCAGGTTCGTCAAGATGCCAAAGGCAACTTCTTGATGCGTTCCTCAGTCGATCAAAAAGAATATGCAATTCCACCAGGCTTTACACTTGGTGACATCCCACGTGCAATCGGTGGCATTGCAGCCTTCACTCCAGCGGGACGAGCCGCAACTATTCCAGGCGCAATTCTTGGAGCTGGTGCAACACAGGCGGCTATTGAGTTATCACAAGCTGGCACTGGCGGAGCCATTAGCCCAACTGAGATTGGCATTGCCGCAGCAACAGGCCCAGCGGGGCAAATTTTGCAAAGAGCTGCACCGCCAGTTGTCCAAGCTGTGAGGGAAGGCACAAGACGCATTACAGGCAGACCAGCGCCAGCAGCAGCAAGGCCATCACCAGCGGCCCCTGGCGCACCTATGGGGACAGCAATGGCCCCAGAAGTCCAGCCAGCAGCGGTAGCACCCGAGCCAATGCCAATGGCGGCTGCAATGCCAGAAGTCCCGGCGGCAGCACCAGTAGCAGCAGCCGAAACGGTGGAGGCTGTTGCCGAGGCTGCACCCATGAACTTCACTGCTACGCTAGAGCGCACAGATGCCAGCGAAGTCTTAAATCTTGCACGCAAGGCTTCTGGTATTGGCCCAGGGTCATCGGCTGCAAAAGCACGCCTTATTGACATGGCACAAGTTAACCCAGAGGCTGCGGCTGCTGCTCAAAGGTTAAACATCGATGTGCCTTTTGATGTGCTGTCAGACAATGCTCAAGTGCGAAGTGCCGTAGGCCTGACTCGGGCAAAAGTTGCTGGCGAGGCAGAGGCAGCATGGGAGGCTACAACCCGTGCGGCAATTCAGCGTGCTGATGAGATTTCCCAAGAGTTTGATGCTGCCTTTATTGAAGGCCGACCAGCTACAGGCGCAACATCGCAAAAGATTCTGGACAACCTGACAGGTACACGTACACAACTTGTAACAGATGCCAAAAATCTTTACGATCAAGTTGATGCAGTAGTACCAAAATCTTTTCCATCTGAGACGCGCAATTTGGCAGATACTCTAGCAAGAATCCGCACAGATTTACCTAGGTCAGCCAAGAAAAATGCCGCAATAAAAAGCCTTGAGGAAATGCTTAAAGATGGCATGAGTTATGGCGATGTGTCATTTCAAAAAAGTATGCTCGGTGCGACCAAGCGAGCAGCAACGCCAAACATTTATTCAACAAATCTTAATGTTGGCATCATCAAACAACTTGAATCGGCATTGGCAAAAGATCAGCTTGATACGGCTGAGGCTTTTGGCGGTGCAGAACTTCGGCGACAACTTCGCGCAGCAAACTTGTTGACTGCAAAAAAAGGTGCGCTTGATGAAAGAATTATTGGTGCGTTTGGCAAAGAGGTTGATGGCAGCGTGGCGCAAAAGATGCAGTCGGCAATATCAACAGCCTCCAAAGGTGATGCAGCAGCGTTTAATAGGCTGATGAAAGTCGTGCCAGAAGAGTTGCGAAAAGAAACCGTGGCTACGGCATTGGCCTCAGTCACGGCTGGTAAGGCAGCAGGTCGTGCTGGTGTTGGTGAAACCGTTTTTAGTCCAACCGAATACACAAAGGTTTATCGTGGCCTTAGAGCCAATCCGCCTGTCTATGCACAGATGGTCAAGATCATGGGGCCAGAGTGGGATCGTGCATCACGTGACCTTTTTGAGGTTTCCAGGCGCATTGCTGATGCACAGTCTCGCATTCCAACAACAGGCAAAGCCAATCAAATACTTGGTGACATGGCTATCAATGGCTTGTTTAGCCAAATAATTTCAAGCGGAGCTGCACAGCGTGTTGTTACAGGCGTAGTTGGTACAGTTCCTGGTGGCGGTTTTATTGCACCTGACATCATTGGCTATATGGCTGGTGCAAAAGGTGCTGGCATTGAAAAAGCAGCCAAGCTATTTGCTGATCCAGCGTTTCAGAAACTTGCAGTCGAGGCGGCAACCACAGGCCAAGCGAGTAACGCTACCCTTCGTAGCACTGCTATGTCACAATCGTTCCAGAAGTTTGCAGACCAAATTAAATTGCCCAAAGAGCTAGATGCTCGGGTTCAATTCTTACAGTCTGCACTGCAAACTGAGCGCCAACTCTCACAGGAGAACCAGTAATGTCCGCACTCTCAGTAGAACCGCCATATCCAGCATTTGCCGATGCTGATGGTCAGCCGCTGGAGAACGGCTACATCTTTATTGGTGCGGTCAATCTCAACCCCATTGTTAACCCCATCGCTGCGTTCTTTGATGCTGCGCTGACCATCCCGGCTGTGCAGCCAATCCGCACCTCTGGTGGGTATCCTGTTTATCAGGGTACGCCAACACGCTTTTATGTGGGCAGTGATTACAGCATTCAAGTCCAGGACAAAAACGGCTCTGTGGTTTACACCTCGCTGAATGGCAATTCTGCTGGTAGTGGATCTGCCGTAACCAATGCTACAGGCACTGGCGTGCAGACCATATTTCCAGTGTCTTCTGTGCCGATGGCCATCTACATCAACGGCGTGTATCAGAATCAAAACACCTACACAGTGACCTCTGGTTCGGTGACATTCTCAGAAGCACCGCCATTCACATCGATCATTGAATTCGTGTTCTAAGGAGAACCAGAATGTTAAAAACTGTCTCGTCCATCACCAACGCCATCGGTGCGTTGAACTTCAAGGGCACGTGGGATGCCAACGCCAACAGCCCTGCGCTGGCTTCCAGCGTTGGCACAAAGGGCGACTACTACGTTGTCGGCACAGCAGGCTCAACCAATCTGAACGGCATCAGCAACTGGGGCGTGGGTGATCTTGCAACCTTTAACGGCTCGGTCTGGCAACGAGTTGAGGGCGGCGCTGATCTGAATGGCGTGAATCTGTCCGTCTCAGGCATAAGCACCCTGTCAGGCTTGACCGCCTCGACAGCTCTGGCTTTGAACGCCAGCAAAGAGATCGTCAGCGTCACCAACACAGGCACTGGAGACAACGTGCTGGCAACAGCCCCGACCTTGGTGGGCAACGTCACACTGTCCACTGGTAATCTGATTGTCGCAAGCGGTCAAGGCATCGACTTTTCTGCCACACCGGGCACAGGTACAAGCGAGTTGCTGGCTGACTATGAAGAAGGCACTTGGACACCCACGCAAGGCGCTGGTCTAACGGTTGTTGGAACTTTTACTTCTTCAGGCACTTACACAAAAGTCGGAAGACTGGTGACTGTATTTGGAAAACTACAGGGAAGCACAACTTTAGCAGCGGTTGCTGGGGCACTTATTTGCGGTGGTCTTCCATTTGCGCCATCTGAAGAATTTGATGGAGCAGCACACACTTCAGCGTACAACGCTGGTTATATTGTGGGTGTTTCTGGAAGTGATGTTTTTCTTTGGGGTCCCGGTGTTTCACCTATTCTTCAATTTAAATTTACCATCACCTACATGGTTTGAAAGGTAATCAATGTCGCTGACTAAAGTTACAAACTCGATGATTTCTGGGGCGTATGCAAACGTCTTAGACTTTGGTGCCAAGGGTGATGGGGTTACAGACGACACTGCTGCCATCAAAGCCGCAATGGTAAGTGGCGCAGGTTGCGTCTATTTCCCCTCTGGCACTTACATGTGCGATCAAATTCTTTGGGGTGACACAACTCCCGGGATTGGTGCAATTCGTCTTGTTGGTGAAGTTGCTGCTCTTGCTGGTTCTTTTCAAGAATCGACAGCCAAGACAACACGCATCAAGGCCAGGGCTTCCAATTCTGTTTTTTGGCGCTTTAACTACTCGCACAATCTAGTGGTTGAAAACATCTCTTTTGACGGCGGCGGATTTTCAGACATTGTTGTGCAACTTCAGCAGGGATGCTTTAAGCACGAATGGAGCAACTGCACCTTTGAAGGAGCTACGGCATCCACTGGAACGATTGTTTATTTGGGTGATTCCGTAATCAACCTGCAAGTTGATTTCAATATCTTCCGCAATTGCATTTTTGCAACAGGATATGACACAGCCACTGCAAATTTTGCAGCGCAGGCATTGAACGTGGTGAAAACTAACACCATTGAAAACAAGTTTTACAACTGCTTTTTTAACAAAACTAAAACCAGTGCGCGGCTTCAAGGCTCCAGTCAAACAGATTTTTATGGTTGCCATTTTGCAAATTTTGACGACCAAGCGATCCAAGTTGTTGGTGTAAGCCACTTCAACATGAAGTTATGCTATTCCGAAAGCACAATAGGCACTAAATTTCTGTCATTAGTTGATGTTATATATAGCGAATCAGCCCAACCCATTGTTATTGAAGACAACGCCATAAATCAGATAGTAGGAAACAGCTTTGACGCTACTCCTAATGTCCCTATGGTTTTCCTCAATAACAGAATGGGACAGGATGTATTTGTAAATGATCCAACCACATCCACTTTATATCACCCTGTTATTTTTGAAAATAACCAATTTATTACCGGTGGAATAACGGGGCCTGGGCAAACAAAATATTCTCAACGCAAAGCAAACACTCTCAACGGTGTTTATTTATTTGACACCGATGGGTATTGGCAAGAATATTTTAATTTGAGTTTTGCAGCTCCTGGCGCGGTGCCCGGCTCCTCAACGGTTGCAATAACTGTTCCCGGCGCAGTTGTTGGGGATGAAATTGGCTTGGCTTTTGGCACGGTAATACCGTCAAATTTTGTAATGCACGCGCAACCGACAGCCGCAAACACTGTTACAGTTGTTGCCACGCAAATTTCAGGCGCTGCAACAACTTTAATTACCAATGCAATGGTTCTGTTGTATAAGCGAGTTTGACATATCTTTACGCGGAATTTGAAAACTGTGCCCGTGCGGTTCACGGGAAATTGGTTTTGATTGGAGTATCAAAATGGCGATTATAAAAAATATTATACTTAAAGACAATTTTAATGATGATAAGCAGTTTACCAACGCTTATATCAGAGTAAATTCTTTATCTGGTAACAAAAAAGAAGTGCGTGTTTCGATAGGCATTTATCGGGAGAAAAACGGACAAAACATATGCAATCAGCAACTTGTTTTTACGCCCGTTTTAAACGAAATAAACTTTATTGCGCAGGCGTATGAGGCTATGAAAAAAGATCAGCGATTTGCTGGCGCAACCGATTGTTAAACCAAAGCCTAAGTGGATTCTTGGGCAATACTAGGAGAGCATCATGTTGGAAAAAGTAACCGTAGTTGACCGCATCGAAGTGGTCGAATCAGGTGTCGTGCAAGTACGCACTGCCACCCGAATCATGGAAGATGGCAAGCAAATTAGTGGCAACTTCCACCGTCACGTTGTTGCTCCCGGCGATGACTACAGCAACGAGGATGCTCGTGTTCAGGCCATCTGTGCTGCAACGCACACGGCTGCTGTGGTGAGCGCATATCAAGCAGCCCAAGCTGCGAAAGGAGTTTGAGATGGCACAGAATAGTCAAATTGCATTTGCCCCACTTGGCAACACCGTTGTCATCCCTGCTGCGGCTATGGCCTCCACTGGCGTTCAGGCGCTGGTTGAAGCACGCTTTGATGGTCAAGGCACAGGACAGTACCGCATCATCAACTCCAGCGCCAACACGGTGTTTTTGGGTGTAGGGCCAACAGCGGCGATTGCTACGGCCAACGCAGTGGCTCCAGTCGCTGGCACACCTTCTGCTGCGATTGTACTTGTGCCTGGTGCTGTTGAAGTGCTCCGCTTTGCCCGTGAGTCGTTCTTCAGCGGCTTGGCCTCGGCTGCTTCCACCGTCTACATCGTCCAGGGCGAAGGCATGTAATGAATCAGGTCGATGCAACTGATGCACGACTTCAAACGCATGAAGAAATTTGTGCACTGAGGTACGATGCCATCCAAAAGTCGTTTGAGTCAGGCAGCAAGCGCATGAGCCGTATTGAGTACATCCTCTATGCGCTCATTGCCGTGACGCTGCTCGGCCCAGGCTTTGCTGCGGAGATGTTGAAAAAGATGTTGGGGGTCTGATGATTGACCTCACCAAAGCCATTGGAGCAGTTGCCGCAAGCGTTGCTGCGCTTGGCGGCAGCTACACCTTGGCCGACAAGTTTGGCTGGTTTGACCGGACTATTATTGAGTGGTCACCGGAGAACTTCAAGATCGTGGCCGAGGCCGGGAATCCGATCGCCGTCACTGTTGCACGGATTAAAAAGCGTGACGACTGCTCTGTCGAGAGCTTCACCCCAAGTATCCGTGACGCAGCAGGCATGGTGCATGCAGCGACCACCACGGCCAGCAAGTTCAGCGGCCCAGCAGGGCCAGAGATTGACACCTTTACGTACCAGCTCACGATGGTGCAAAAAGAGAAGATTGCTGATGGCAAGGCAACCCTGCTGGCAACGATCAAGTACAAGTGCCCCGAGGGTGAGCGAGTGGTTCAGTATCCCCGCCATCCAAACTTAAGTTTTGACCTGAAAGGGTAATTATGGACTGGCTCAAACAAATTGCACCGACCATCGCTACTGCAATGGGTGGCCCACTGGCAGGCATGGCTGTGTCGGCCATCTCCAAGGCCATCGGTGTGGACCCCGACAAAGTGGGCGACATGATCTCCAACAACAAGCTGTCAGCAGAGCAGATCGCCCAAGTCAAGATCGCAGAGATCGAATTGCAAAAGCAAGCCCAAGAACTGGGCCTCAATTTTGAAAAGCTGGAAGTGGAAGACCGCAAGTCAGCACGGGACATGCAGGCCGCCACTCGCAGCTTGATGCCACCGCTTCTTGCTGGCGCTGTGACCATCGGCTTCTTCGGCATCATGGTGATGATGTTCTTCAACCAGATCGACAGCAGCAACCCGGCGATCTTGATGATGCTGGGCAGCTTGGGCACTGCGTGGACGGGAATCATCGCTTATTACTTCGGATCGTCTGCTGGCTCCCAGGCCAAGACTGACATTCTCTCAAGGACAGCAAAATGAAGGACAACTTCGAATCCGCACTTGAAGCCGTCCTTCACCATGAAGGTGGGTTTGTAAATCACCCTGCGGATCCGGGCGGCATGACCAACCTGGGCGTGACCAAAAAGGTCTGGGAGGAGTGGGTCGGTCACGAGGTTGATGAAAAGACCATGCGTGGCCTGACGCCTGAGATTGTTGGCCCCATGTACAAAGCCAAGTATTGGGACAAAGTGAAGGGTGACGACCTGCCGTCTGGCGTAGATTACGCTGTCTTTGACGCAGCAGTTAACAGTGGCCCAGGGCGTGCTGCAAAGTGGCTGCAAGGCTGCGTAGGCGTTGAGCAAGACGGTGGCATTGGCCTCAAGACACTGGCAGCAGTTTCCGCCATAAACCCTGCCGAGTTAGTTGAGGACTACGCCAAGCGCCGCCTGTCCTTCCTGATGGACTTGCCGCATTGGGGTACATTTGGCAAGGGCTGGGGCCGCCGTGTTGCTGCCGTGCAAACCGTAGCCGCCACCATGACTGCTTAAGCCAAGTACACGCAAGCCGCCAAAAAGGTCAGCCACACCACTCCAACAATGCCAAGCAGCACCCACTCGGCCAAGTATCGAAGCTGCTGACACCAGACGTTTGGCGGCAAAGGTTCAGCAGCCCGCATCACGGGTTTGTACTTAGCCACACGCACCGGGCAGTTGCGGCCTTGGTTGCAGTCTCCAAAATCATTGCAGCAGTTCATGCTTGTCCCCTTGCTCGGATGGCGGCGGCAACGTGTTCTAGCGATGGATCATCCACATCTTCTGCAACGCACCGTGCTTCAATTTCTTCGACCACCTTTGCACACGCCTCACGCTCATCAGCACGGACAAGGTCGGCAAACTTTTCTACGCTCTCCAGTAGTTTTAACCCACCTCGCCCATCATCAGAACTATTCCATAGTTGGGATTTTTCCCACAGTTCTTTGTCAGTCATCTGTCTTCTCCATCAAAATTCTCAATGTGTGTCTGCAAGTCAACGATGCGGGCTGTTTGGCGCTCCAGCATTGCTTCTAGTTCCTCGATACGCTTTGCCATGCGTTGCATTTCCTCAACCAGCACAGCCTCGGTATTCCAGTCGGGTTTGAATTGGTCATGCGATGTTTGATCAAGCATCACGGTTCGCGCCAGTGCTTCGCATGTTGGGCACGGGGGTGAAGTGGTGTAGAGGGGCTTCATTGGCTCGTTAAGATACTTCGGGCCACGCTGTGCGCCAAGCGGGAAAACATTACCAAACTCATCCATCCACGCCACAGGCTCCTGCACAGGTGCTGCAAGGGCTTGCTTGATGGCGGTGATGGCTTTGTAAGCAATGCGCCGCATCTGTTCCTCAAGACTTTCAACTGGCGGTGTTTCAATGTGATACATGGTTTTGGAAATCTTCTCCAATGCCGCCAGCGCCAGTTTCAATGCTTCGTCTTTCATGTGTTCTTCTCCTTGAGTTTGGCTTCAATGTGACGAATCAAGCCTCCCGTCCCAAAGTTGCTTGCTTCTTCGCACAGGTCAATAAAATCTTCATCCGTCAGCCCAACCCATTGCCGCTGTGCTGCGGGTGGGGCGTCAACTTGTAAGCCTTGCTGATGAGTTGGCTTTGCTGCCAGCATCTCAATCTTCCCCGGAGGCACAATCAAAATGCCTTGCGGGTCGCTTTGCACGTCACGCACATCTCGCGGCTGTCCGGTGTACGGATTGAACAGCACAGGCACGGCGTATTGGTCACGGTGCGCTGCCCATCCGGTTTGACGATACGCCACAGGCTCCTGCACAGGCGCTGCAAGGTCTTGCTTGATGACCTTGATGGCAGTTATGTTTTTGTCAAACTGCTCTCTTGTGAGATGCCATGTTGTACAGTTTTCCAACGCCTCCAGCGCCAGCTTCAAAGCTTCGTCTTTCATTTCACCCGCCTGACTTTTTCAAATGTCACTTCCTTTTCGGGCGGTGGTGGAGTCATCTTTTCGCTTGGCGGTGTCCAGCCGTACTTGCGCCACAAAGCCTGGACATCTGCACCTGATGACCATTTGTAATCAGGGTGACCAACTGGGATGTAAGGTTTAATCATCGCTTGTCTCCTCGTCAAGTTCAAATTCAGGATTGCCCAACTCGCTGTTCATCTCACGCCTGTGACGCTGGCGCTCAAACTTGTCTTCGTAGTATTCATCAGGCAGATCATCGTAATCAGTCATAACGTCCACCCATAAACCAAAACGGCTGCAAGACCAATGCCGATGACGAGTGCTGTAATCAGGTCTAGCGCAGCCTCGGCACGCCCGTGCAGCTTGGCGGCTTTGACTTGATAGTGTTGATGGTATTTGTGATGTTTCATGGTTTCTCCAAAAAGACCCAAAGGGCATATGTGCATTGTATAGGATTCTAAACAAGTATGCACGATGTTACAAATTATTTTTCAAGGCAATAAAACCACTTGTCGCCCCGGCGCTGGCAGTTGATGTCAAAGCCGTTTTGTCTGAGTTCAGCCACGATGCTGTTCACGGCGCAGACGTTGGCTTGTTTGATGATGTCCAGGGTGGAGAAGTCCCCACCCTGAGACAGCAGATCAAGAACACGCCCAAGGCGTTCGCTCTTTTCAATGCTGGCGGCGTTCATGGCCTAAAAGGGTATGTCGCTGTCATCAAATGCTGCTGGGCGGCGCTCTTGGCGCTCTTCTTGCGGCTTCGGGTCATTGATGTATGCCCAACCATCCCAACCACCTTCACGCAGCGGGATAACATCCAGCTTGAGCATTTCACCGTTTTTGGTGTTGATGATTGAGCCAATTCGCTGATAACGCTTCTTGCGCTCTCCGTTGGCGTTTGTGTACTCGCCTGTAATGCACGAGATTTCCTTGCTGATACGGGACATTTTCATTCTCCAATGATGGTTTTCAGGGCGGTGACTTTGGCATCTACTTCTGCCAAAAACGTGGTGACTTCATCTTCAGCAATCTTCAGCCATTCGGCATTGCGTTCGACTCGGTGAATAAACAGTTGGGCCTTGGCTGGCATCCTGGGGTCAAAGACAACGTAATCGCACCATGACCGATCAGCGCAGCGCATTTGCCATTGCATTTGGGCGTAATACTTGGCATCAACAGGGTTGCCGCCTTGTGAGTGGGTCAGCCACACTTCAAGGGCTGTGCTGGATGACGGGCACTTGATCTCCACCATGCCATCATCACCCACCAGGCCATCAGGCGAGGCTCCAGCAGCATCGATGTCGGGGTGAGGTATGAATCCTACTTCCTCGACCATTTGCCCCGTATGCGCCTCATACGCAGCCCGAGCAAAGGGTTCCTGCTCTGTACCCCACTGCATTGCTGCATTACTGTATGACTCGGCCTTAGTCTGTGTGATGCGCTCCAGAACAAGCTGCGTCATGTAATTGGTACGGCTGGCGCTGTAACCAGTTTTTGTCTTGGCAAGCACATCAGCCAAGCGGCTGGCGGTGACTTTGCCCAAGCGGTTGGCAAACCAGCTTTCGGTTCCTTGTTCTTCAGACATACGATTCCCCTGTTGTTTTCTCGATCAACTTCATTGCAGCCTGGATTTCAGGCGGCTGATTTTTGAATGGCATAACCTTGTGGAAATTGTCCTTTTCTTTGTTTGAATACCAACCTACAAATGTTCGCAAGAGTTCCAGCATCTCAGGGGCATGGGCAATCAGCATGGCATTAGCCCTTTGTTCAGCATCAGGCACTGTCCTGCGGTTGGGGATGTTGGCAATCGTTGTGCCATGAACCCCGGTTTTCCTTGTGGTAATGCTGTAAGGGTGTGTTGTCCATGGCGATTGATAGCGTGTATTGTCTTGAAAGTGCCAGCGTTCAGGGGTGTAACTCATGCTGCTTTCTCCTGTTTGGCACGCTCAACCCGAGCCTTCTTTGCTGCAATAACTTTGGCTTGTAACGCCTGATTGCCTTCGCAAGCTGCTAGTGCGTCTTTGTAGACCTTTGCCAATTCTTCGCTGTTGGCGCTGGCATCGATTGCAGCCAGATGGTCTGTGATGTCTGGAGTCGGTACGGCTTTGCGTGTGGCTGCGTTGCCATCGTCATCTTCTGGTGCGATGCCGCAAGCTGCCATCAGGCTGTAGCGCCGAGCGTATGTCAGGGCGCTGCCGTATCCTTGTGGGTCTTGTTTGGCTGCTGGTACGTGCAGCTTGCCGCACTCCAGCATCTCGCCTGACTCATGGATAAACACAGTCTCAACTGTGACCCCGGTGGTGTCCTCGCTGGTGCGCTGGACAAGAGCAATGCCAGCCCCATTCAGTCCCTCAATGACTGCCTCAACGCAAGCCGAGAGGTCTGCGTAACGGCTACGGAAGTGCGGGTTGGTGCTGCTTTTCAGGGCAGGGCCAAAGGATTGCTGTGCCTTGACCAGTGCGGTGGCAATGTTCTTCATGCTGTGTACTCCAGTGCTTGTAAGTTGCTGATGCGGTTGTTAATTTCTGCGACCGTCTTTTGATAGTCGCCCATGACCTTTTGCTTTTGAGCAATCAATGCAGCAATTTGCGCTGGTCGTGGATCGTAGTTATCAGGGACTTCAATTTCTACCTCTTGTTCCCCAATGTAGGTGCGGCTATCGTCATCTGGCAAAGCGGCATACCAAAGTTGGAACTCGCCCTTTTCCTCCCAAGAATATTTCCTGTAATGGATATGCGCTATAAGTTTGATTTTCATGCTTGCTCCTTGTGCATTTCAATGATGATCTGGTCAAGCTCTTGCTGGAATGTTTCCAGAAGTTGATCTTGATGTCGGATGTGGGCCTCAAGAAGTCCTACGTGGTAGGCGAGGCGATTAGCTTGGTTGTCGCTGTATTTAGCGGCTAGCTGTGTGAAGTTTTCGAGTGCTGTCATGGTTGCTCCTAAAAAGACCCTTGCGGGATTAAAAAATTAAAGGCTGTCAAAACCTTTTTTGTGACCGAGGTTTTCGTTTTCCTCGTACCCGGCAATGTATTCAGCGATTTCTTTTTTGTTCAGTTGAACAATCATTTCGCCTCGGCCAGTACTTAAAGGCCACCAATGAGGATTTGGTTGGCGGCCATAGTAAAAATCTGCCGATCCACGATCAAAAAGAGAGCCGTGTTTGGTTCTTACAAATTGAGTTTTGATGAATTTTGCCATTTTGATTTCCTAAAAAGACCCCAAGAAGTTCGGGGCATATGTGCATTGTATAGGATTCTGAACATTCATCAAGAGGTTTCGCGCTGTTTTTATTAGGACTTTCCCTAATAAGACAGGGCCAAAGCCCCATCTATATCAAGCCAGCAAAAGTGATTCGGCCTCTGATTTCAGTCGATTGCCATTGCCAAACCATGCATTGTTCATGCGGGTATCTACGTTATGGCCACGCTCATGGTCGATGTATTGTGTGACTGCATTCAGCAAGCCCCATCGTGTCCCGTATACACCCTGATTAAATGCGCCGATCCCTGCACCCTCAAACAACTCCAAGACACGTTTGTAGCCTCTAGATTCTTTGAGCTTCTCTGTTTGTGGATCAAAGATGGCAGGGAATAATTCGCTAATGAAATCCTGTGTGTATTTCATTGAAACGCCTTGTCGTGCGAGTGACCTGTATTTGTCCATCATTCCATCAAAGCCACCAACAATGATGCCGAGGCGTTCCCGCATCAGGCTGGCATCAAAATCTGTGCCATGTGTCAACATCACACGGCTTGGTGCAACTTCAGTATCAGCCGCCGAGAGGGTGTTGTTGCAGACCACCCGAATGCTGGTGAATTGACCAATGGTGGCTGCTGATCCATCAAATGATGTGCTGAGAAGCAAGTAGCCTTTCACAGCATCATCATTTAAGACCACAGCTTCTTTGTTGACATTTGCCAATGCCCAGATGCGCTTGCCGCCTTTGATTGCACCAGCAACTTCAAGAGTAAAGCCAGCCGATTGCACAAGCGTGTTGAAGAAGTCAAGAACATCCGCTGGTTGGTGAATTTTGTATCGGTCAGAAACAACACCAAGTGGGGTCTTTGTATCATTGCGGAAAATGACATTTTTATTTGCAACCTTTTGAGGTGCAGCAACACCTTCAGGCCAAAACATTACAGGAGAGACCTGTGCCTCCCAATCAAGTCCAGCCTCAGTGCGCCATACATCGATGGGTGCATCCTGGGTCAACTGTTGACCAAGGCCATGCCAAGGAGTTTTGTTTGCGTAAGCAATTTCTGCTTTGCCTGTGATCACATTGTTTTCAATTAAGTGAGCCATGATTTTTTCCTAAAGATGGGGCCGAAGCCCCGTGGGTTGATTAAGCGTTTGCGAGTTGTTGGATGGTGGGGAGTTTCAAAAAGCAAGCATCAAGAACACCAGCGTGAAGTGTTTGACCATTGCTTGTCGTATAGGTCAGTTCAACCGAGAATTGGTTGACTGCCTCCACCGTGTAAACGGTTGCATCTGGAAGGTCGGTAGCTACCACCTTGATGCCTTTATAAAGTTCCTGAGGTTTCATGATTTCTCCAAAAAGACCCTTGTGCGAAATTGCTAGGGCATGGTCACATTGTATAGGGTTCTAAACACCCGTCAATAAATGGTGCGATATTTTTATAGGGACTTTCCCTAATACGATTGCCCACTTTGTTTAGTAAAATGCACCGATGTCAAAAGATGAAGCCATTTCTAGAGCTGGTTCACAAGTCGCACTTGCAAGGTTGCTCGGTGTGACAAGAGGTGCTGTTTGTCAATGGAAGCAGTTGCCAAAAGGTCGGCTGTACCAGCTTATGGTCATAAAACCTGACTGGTTTGTGAAGATATAATTTTTTGAAACCCAGCTAGGCAAGGAGTAGCTACCTTGCTGAAAAGTGAACTCCCCACCTGCTGACGTTTCTTTTCAGGGAGTTTTGCGGAGATGCCTTGTGCACTACTACACATTCAACATCGGTGATTACCGAGGTGCAACTGCACACCTTTCAAATGAGGAAGACCTTGCGTATAGAAGGCTCCTTGATATGTACTACGACACCGAGCAAAAAATCCCACTTGATACCCACTGGGTTGCCAGACGCATCCGAGTGGAGGCTTTTGTCATTGTGGATGTCTTAAACGATATGTTTGAAAAACATGAGGATGGTTGGTTTCATGCTCGCTGCCATGAGGTGATTGGTCACTATCACGCTATGGCAGAAAAGAACAGGGCAAACGGGAAACTTGGTGGAAGGAAAAAGAACCCAGTGGGTAACCCAGTGGATACCGACTCGGAACCCATCGCTAAGGCAACTAATAACCATAAACCAATAACCAATAACCAAAGAAATACCAATATATGTCCACCAGATGGTGAACCTGAGATGGAGTTGCCTGATTGCAAACACACAGAAGTCATTGGCCTTTACCACCAGCATTTGCCTACATTGCGTAAGGTCGAAGTCTGGAATTCTGCACGACAAGGTTATTTGAGACAGCGATGGCGAGAGGTTGCGGCAGAACTCTCACAAGGCAAACAGATCCAAGCCGATGATGTTCTCACATGGTGGGCAGATTTTTTCAGGCATGTTGGCAGATCAAAATTTCTGACAGGAAAAGTCAACAGCAAAGATGGTCGTGTGTTTACCGCAGACCTCGAGTGGATTCTCAAACCAAGCAACTTCGCAAAAATTGTAGAGGGAAAATATCATGGCACTAACTAATTTCAAACAGCAAACAAACACACAGATTGACGAGACAGGGCATCTTTTTTGCAGCGTTCCTGGTTGTGGAAAACGATGGTCAGTTCACATGGAGGGTTACAGACCAATGTGTAGCGAACATCAGTGGGGCGGTAAAACTTTAAAGCCAAAGAAAAATCTTGCAGATGCTTTGCAAGCTAAAAACATCGTGCAGTGGTATGACGACAAAGACGAGATTTATTGATGAACAGAGACCAAGCAAACCAAATTTTGGACAAATTACGTGATGGACAAAAATTCAGTTTTGAACAAATCAGCGCCGCCCTTTTCGCCACTGGTGACTTACATGACCCAATGCGAGGCGAGAGAATGGAAGGGGCGGTACAAGATGAAAGTCAAAGAGATTGGCAAGCAGAACGCCCAGAACTGGTGGGCGGGTGTAAAAGCCGACATTCTGAGAATACGTGGACAGGCTGGTCACGATACCTTGATTGCGGAAATGAACAATGATGCAAATACACTTTCAAGTCCAGGGTGACCCAAAGGGCAAAGGCCGACCTAGATTCAGCAGAGTTGGCAACTTCACCAAGGTTTACACCGACAAACAGACTTTGACCTATGAGGCCATGATTGCCACCTTTGCCAAACAAGCAATAGGTGCAACAGAACCTCTTAAAACGCCCGTGAGCGTGTTTTTGTACGTAAGACTTCCAATTCCACAGTCTTACCCAAAAAAGCGCAGGGAAGCCTGTTTAAGCGGCGCTGAGAAACCATGCAAGAAACCTGACATCGACAATATTGCAAAAACCTACCTTGATGCCATGAACGGGGTCATTTTTGTGGATGACACCCAGGTCATTGATTTGCACGTAAAAAAGCTGTACGCAGAAAAAGCTGGCGTTGATGTCATGGTCATGGAGGCCGAATGAAACCAGAACAAGCAGCCCAAACCATCAGGGACAAAGCGCCAGCCTACGGCGAAGCCAAAGCGCAGCGGGTATATCTTGAAGAATTCAGACGCATAAAACGGGCGTTGTTGATGAAAGACGCACTAAAGTTGGGCATTGAATCCGCTGCTGCACAGGAGCGTGAGGCATACGCTGACCCTGCTTACCATCAACTGCTAAAGGGTTTGGCTGTAGCAATTGAGACAGAAGAGACCCTGAAGTGGGAAATGGAGTCGGCTCGGCTGGACATTGAGATTTTCAGAACCCGTGAAGCCACCAACCGACTTCAAGACAGGGCGCACCAATGAAAAAACAATGCCGCCGAAAGATATGGGCCAAGATCAACCCAATT